GTTGGTCCGCAAGTTCTTGCAGAACTTCAGCATCCGTTGAATTTGCACCTGTTGCAGTCTTTTTACCAACTGGTTGAAGTCCAATATAATCAAACAAGAAGCTGCGAAGCTGCATTACACTATTAGGATTAAAGGGCTTACCCTGTGCTTCTTCAAACTCTCGAACCTTAGGCTCTTTATATAGCTCAGCAATAGACTCATCAATACTCTTTTGCATTTCTGCTTGTGCAAACTTTAATCGAGCCATATCAAATGGCACCCCATTATCTTGAACTTGAATTAGAAAAGTAGACGCTGGAATAAGAATACCATTATATACTTTATCAAGCTTTTTATTCTTAGTTACAGCAGGCTTTAGCTTTGCATAAATAAGAAATGTAACAATAGCATCAATAGCAGCGTATGGCTGAATAACGTCGAAAGGAATAAGATCAAAGCTGAAATCCTCCTTTAAACATCCAGTCTTTTTGCGATATTCTGCAATCCATTCATACATAGGTTGTTCATAGTCGCCATAGTCAGTATACTGTAAGGCTAACTGTTTAAGACCATGTGTTCCAGGATTTTCATCAATACAGTAGTGAAGTAACATAGTATCTTCATACTGTGGAAAAGTCCAGTAAAAGTGATAGGCCATAAAGGCCAAATCGAACTTAGCATTATGAAATACTACAGTTTTTTTATTGAACAACTGCTGAAAAAGATCCGAACATTCTTCATCAACACAATCTGTATCAATGTAAACTCCGTGGTCTCTTTCATAGCTTACACTAATTCCAAGCACTGCACCATTTCGTGGATATAGCGCTCCTGTTTCAGAGTCTAGAGCAATAAATGGATTTGGGCTTGCAATAGCTGCTAGTAGGAACTTCTTCAAAGAAGCAGAGTCCCTAATGCCATAAATCTTATCTGTAGAATATGTGACTACTTTTTTAGTCCCTGTGATGTATCCAATGATACTATCACGAGACTCTTCCCAAAGCTTAGCAGACTCTGGTTTAAATGATACCATAGCTGGATTAATGACTGGAAGAAACTTTTCTTCAACAATTTTACCACTATAGTCCGTAACAGAAGCGTTCTTAGTATAGTACTTACACGCATCTGCACCTACTAAAATAACCCACTCATAATTATCTGGGTCAAAGTCAATATCTACGTTTTTCTTAAGAACTTTTTTAATCGTTGTGTCTGAGCAGAGATAAAATCTATCATACTCAAAGGCTTCTTTGAAGCTTTTAGTAAAATCCGTTCGACTTGGTTTAGTCTCAATAATTGCTACATTAGCCATATAATCTCTCCTTTAATTTGAGCACTTGTAAGGCTGTCAATTCACCTGGGTCTTTATTATCTTTATTATAAATAACATTATTACTTGGTACTTCCTGTTTATCTAGAAGTAGCTTTAATGTTTCTGAGCCTCTTTGCCCAGCCTCATCATTATCATAATATATATCTATACCAGAAATTCCTTGAATTTTCAAGATATTTAATTTTTCTACTGTAATTTTATTTACACCAAATGCACAAACAGCATTTGTTAACCCTTTATCATGTAGATTAAGCATATCTATAATGCCCTCTACTAGAATAATCCTATTATGAATTGGTTTAACAATAGGAAATAAAGGCAGTTTAGCTTTAGCTGGATGAAATAAATATTTAGGGTCACCCTGTCCCTGATGCCTTCCGCAAAAGGCTACAATCTTTCCTGTAATATTCTTAATTGGAAATACTACTCGACCAATATACTCAGGATTATTATGTTGAAAAGCACCAAATTTGGTGTAAGTTTCTGCTGAAATGTTTCGCCAATTCTGAGAGAAAGGAACAGCATTTTCAGGTATACTTAATCCTGAAGTATCACTAAGTTTTTCTGATAAAAGGGTTTTAAAGCTTTCCCTTTTTATCTGTAACCAATCAGGAGTCTCTCCAAAATGGTTATAGATGTTGCCAGAGAAAGCACAAGACAAGCAATTGAAGATGCCGGTAGTCTTATCAATTCTAAGACTAGGATTTCTATCTTCATGTTCAGGGTTAAGACAACGAATAAGATAATCTTTACCACTAGGTCTAAATTCTATTCCTTGTGCCGTTAAAAGTTCATCAATCATTTGCCTGCCTCATGTTAAAATGGAGAGTCATAGATACCATCCATTATTGGTTTAGTATCTCGTTCCTCTAATTTATTCTTTTTAAAACTAGACTTTTTGTTAGACGTTTCATCCGAAGACTCTACGCTAATTTCTTCCCCGTTATCGGGGCCAATCCGTAGTGTATTCCAATCTGTTTTGGAAGTAAAATTAATCTTAGCATCGCCACGAATTTTAGTACAAGTAAATTGTACAGAGTTAGCCCCGGCTTCTAGCGTAAATGCTGCATCTGCAGAGTCTAAAATACCCTTAGCAAAACGGGCCTCACCACTAGCATCAATCTGATATGGTGAAAATACTGGAACTTTAAGTTCCCCTGCAATATTCTTTAAAGCAGTACTAACATCAATCTGGTCTTTCCAATCAAATCTATCATCAGACCCAGCACTTTTCTTAATCTGATTAACGTAATCCACAATAATAAGACCTACGTTACCAAGTTTTCTAGTACGCTTGATAATTTCAGCTTTTAACTTCGGTAGAGTTAAGCTAGGGTCATAGATGATATCAATCTGTACAGGATTTAAAGCTTCTTTTTGAATAGCCGCATGAAACTTATCAAAGTCTCTATGTTTTTTATAAAGTTCTAGATGGTTAGCGCCATTTTCATAGCGATCTGCCCACCACTCAGCAACTTTAAACCACTCTAAGTTATCAAGCGTTCTATACTTAATCTTAGAGTGTGGAACACCTGAACCAATAGAGCATTGACGCTGTAATACTTCTCTTGTCGGCATTTCGATAGTAAAGAATAATACTGATTTACCCCGATTATACACTGTATTAGCTAGATTAGAGCAAGTAATTGATTTACCTGAGCCTCTCTTACCACCCATAAGAATATAATCTGAACTCTTAAACCTTACTTTACTATCAAAGTCTGCATTAAGTCCTAGAGGAATATAATCCGCAATCTCGTCTTCAGACTCAAACAGATTAATTTTCTGCATATTATCTTCGGTACTTTTAAGATCAACTTTATCTTCAATCCTAGAAATAATACTGTATAAAGACTCTAGTGTCTCTTCTGCTGTTTCAAACGATATTGAACTCTCTACATATTTATGTAGTTGAAACAGTGCTTCTTTTTGTGTAAATTCATTCTTTAAGTAGTCTAGCAAAAGAAAAGGTTCTGCTTCTACTTGAACTGCCTCAATAGCATAGATTTTATCTAAAGTAGCAGCATCTCTAACTGCCAGTTTAAGTTCTTCGACCGTTGGTAATTTATGATAAGAGTCGATTTGTTTATCAACAACATCATAGATTACATGGTACTCAGTAGGCAGATAATGTTTTCTTAAGTTAGACCAAGTATCAAAATCACTCTCTTCGAGAATTCTTTTGAATAGTGCTGAAGCTAAGTTCAAAATTATCTCCTTAAAATAAGTTAAGCCGGGGTAGCCATTACGCTGCCCCGGCTTTCACTTCAAAGAGAAAACTTAAGCAGCAGCCTTCTCTTTCTTAGCGGCACCATCGTAGTCAACTGCCTTTAGGCCACGACGAGTAAGCATTGTCTTAACACCGCGCTCTGTCTTACCGATCTGCTCAGCAATCTGAGAGACAGTTAGAGTAGCAATGTTGCCAACAGCTTCTAGCGGATCAGCAGCAGGTCCCTTGACGTCACGCTGCTTTGGCATGGCATCGATATCACCTGCGCGCTGTAGGCTTAGAGCCTTACCGCGAACTGACTGGACTGACTTACCAACAGCATCAGCGATTTCTTCAACGAAGCTGTTAGCACGAATCATACGAAGAACGATAGCTTCTTCGCTTGCGCTGTATGACTTTGCGTGCTCAACCTTAGGAGCTTCCTTAACGAAGCTGGTAAGTTCCATTGATAGGATCTTGCCCTGAATTGCCTTCGGAGTGTAGTCACCGGGGAAGTTATCAGCGATTTCAGCATATGTATAAACACCGCTGTTATTGGTTACAAAGTCACGAAGTTCAGCAGTTACTTCGTCTGAGAAAGCGCGAGGTGCTGCAGAAGCTAGTTCAACATCAAATCCTAGCTTGCGAAGCTTTGATGAGATTGAACGAGTACTTGTTTCTAGCTCTTCTGCTAGTTCTGCAACAAGTGAGCGGCTTACTGGGGACTCATCAGCAACACCAGCAACAAGCTGCGCGGTACGATCTTCAGTCCACTTTGGGGTAGTAGTCATATTATTTAATATCTCCTGTAAATTTACGTAAATCTTCGATCAGAACTATTCCTGAGTCGATAGCTTTTTGAGTTTTAGCGGTAATCTTACCACTCTCATTAACTAAGATAGTTACATCTTTTGTAAGACTATCTTTAACAATGAACCCAAGTTCTTCTAGTGCAGCCTTGGCAGCCTGTTTAGTAGGATAGCTATTTAGTTTTCCACTAATACATACTACACCACGTACTTCACTAGAAGCTTTGGGTTCTTCTTTTGTAAACTTCAAATCAAATGGAAGCAGTAGATATTCTTCTTCTGTTTCTAGCCAATTTAATAAGTTTGAAGTTACTTTTTCACCTAAACCAGCTTCTTTACAAGTATCTTCATTAATATCATGAATATCAATGCATACCTTACTTAGCTTATCTGAGGCCGTTTTACCTACAAGAGGGATACCAAAAGCTGGTAGCACATAATTAAGCGATTTCATTTTAGATATTTGAATTTCTTCAAAAAGCTTATTTGCTAGTCTTTTGGAACCAAGGGCATCAGCAATATTTTCTTCGCTAAGAGTGTAAATTTCTGTAATACTGGTTAGATCGAGCTTCTCAATTGTAGAAGGCCCCATTCCTTTAATCTTCAAAGTCGAAGCGAAATGCTCAATATGTTTATAACTTGAAGCGCTACAGTCGGGGTTTCTGCAATAAAGAAGATCATTAGACCATTCAAGAGTACTGTCACAACTCGGACAATTTGTCGGGGCTTTAATCAATTATTCTCTCCTGATCCAATATAAGCATTATAACTAATTTAGGGTACAAAGTCAAGAAATAAATTATAGCATGGTAGTATTAGGCACGCTCTTAATAATAGCATCATTAAGATTGAACAGTTCTGTATGTCCACCAAAAGCCCACGCTGATTTAAATTTTTCATGTGACCATAATTCATGAAGGTATTGTTCAAGATAGAAGATATCTTCTAGCCTTCCATAAACTACTTTCTGAATACGAATATCATAGCCTTTGAAACCCGAAGAACGACGGATTACGTCTTTCCAGTTTCTACCTTTAGCTATGCCTATTTTTATACATTCTCGCTTCATAGTTGATTTATTAACGAGAACTACACAGTATAAAACTGCTTCTAAACCACATTCTTCTGGGTGATTTCGAAAATAGGTCTCATTATAAATCC